GCGGACCACACGTCGTGTGGCCGCTCTCTGTGGCCCGTGGGCAACAGGGAGTAGGTGCATGACAACAGCGGCAGTAAACGTTTATGTGAACCACCAGCCGCGGTACAATGTTCTTCGGACGCATCTGGGGTCTGGGTCACAAGTGACTCAGCAAATCATCCCCGGATGGCAGACCGAACGACGTACCCGACCGGCAAGTTCATCCAGCCCCGTCCGCGAGGACGGGTCTCGTGCACCTCGTGCCTGGTCCCATCGCTGGGGCTCGGTACTTAGTCCACACCGTACTGGTGTGGTCGTGGTGCATGATTGGGGAACCAACTACTATCAGTTTCACGGTAGGTGGCTTCTCGCTGGCAACGTTTATGCGTCATCTAGCCAAGATGCATTGGTGCAATTTGCCAATGCCGCAGGCAACCCCTGGGTTAATGCGGGTGTACACCCGTTCCCCTCCAACGTGCGTGCTGCTGCGATCACAAAGCTTAGGCTTAAGATCGTCGATCAGAAAGCAAGTTGGGGAGTAACCCTAGGTGAGATGCGCTCGACTATCCGCGGTGTCCGTTCTATAATGGAGCAGATACTGAGTTTCGCCGACACTGTGGCTAGGTCCGTGAGGACCCAGCGGAAGGACATCATGTTCTTCCTTTATCACAATCGGTGGCCAAGAAGGAGTAAACCTTCGAGGTGGTCGGAAAAGCAGCGCGTCCGGACGGAGAAGTGGATTACCAGCCGATGGCTGGAGTTTCGCTTCAGCGTCCTGCCAACCCTCATGGACATTGAACAGTCCAGTGAGGCGCTATCGTGGCTGCTCTTTGAAGAGCAACGGCCGATGCGGTTTACCGTTAAAGCTGGAGCTAAAGAAGAGTGGACGGGCACCTGGGAATCTAGGTGGCCGCAAGGCGGAGAACAGCGGGTAACTTACTTCGCTGATCTCCGTGTTCCATCGCTAAGCGAGGCTATGTGTCACTTTAGCCTTGTGTATGAGGTGGATCCCACGACCACTACGACCTTCCAGCAACTTGGTCTAACTAATGTGCTGGCAGTTGGGTGGGAGTTGACCGCATTCTCCTGGATGTTTGACTATCTAGTGAGCGTCGGTGATTGGCTCAACTCAATGGTGTCCCTAGACGGAGCTCGCTTCGTCGAGGGTTCTGAGTCGCGACTCGCACGTGTGCGGTCGAACGGTGCAATCCAATTGCACCCACGGCCCTACGCCACTCTAAGTGGCTTCGGGTCGGCTACGCCTCAGTATGAGGTTGGGAGGTTTGAGCGTATTGTACTCAGTGCAATACCTGCGCCTTCCCTTCATCCACCTGTTCGCAACAAGCTTGGGCTTACGCAACTCGCGAACGTCCTTGCAGTCGCAAGCCAGCTCGCATCCGCGCGCCGGTAACTTAACAGGAGCCATCAAATGGCCAACATTGTCCTCAACACGAAGACATACAGCGGTAACGGTGTGGTTAACGGAATTGCTTCCTACACGGAACGTTCCGCGGGTGTCGCCGGAGGCTTCTCGCCCCTGACGATGTCCGTCAGTCTCCCTTCGGGCGATAAGGCTAAGAGCCGCGCCCATGTGAAGATTGGTATGCCCATCGTTGCGACCGAGGCGTCGGAGTGCGCGTGCCCGGGGGCAACCCTGCGCCGTGCCGATGCGGACTTGAATGTTCGCATGGACCCGACTCTCTCGCTGGCCGAGCGTACGGACTTTGCGCTTCGTCTGAAGGATCTGGTCGCATCATCTGAGTTCCAGGCGATGCTTATCAGCCTCCAGCAACCGGCGGGCTAATACCCCGCACGAAGTGCTTCCCTACATTTTACCAAAGGAGAATGATTATGAGGCTTAGCCTCGGGATCCGTACCAGTGAAGCCATTAGCCAACAACTTGCTCTCTCATTAGGCTTCCCAGCCGATGAGATACCGTTAACGTCCTTGGACGTATGCGGTGAGTTCAGTCGTTCTGCTACGACTCCTCAGGAGTTTGCGGAATGGTACTTGCGTGCTTCAGTGTTTTCGAAGTACCTGAGTGACGGGGATGACGATAGTCGCCGCGAGGCTGCTATCGCCACGTTTGAACAAAACGATATGGCTTGCCATACCGTGAACGCAAGATTGGTTGATCCCTGGTCCCGCGCATCTCTGACGACTTCCGTGTGGCTGCGCGCGAGCGCAATCATACGGAGCGTCCTTGGGCCGTTCGTCTTAGATGAACTGCCGGAGCTCTGCAACTTCGGGCCAGGAGCGAGTTCTGAGTTCGGGCGTCGAAACGCCTTTCATCAGAATAAGTGGGAGTTGTCTACCCACATCACTGAGCGGGCATTGCCTTATTACGATGCATTCCGAAAGTGGTCTGCATTGGGAGATGTCCTTCCCATCGACATGAATATCGTCGATAGTAATAAGGTGTTCACAGTGCCGAAACGCTACGACACCGACCGCACTTGTGCGGCCGAACCTACCTGGAATATGTTCCTCCAGAAAGGCGTCGGCAAGATGATTCGCCGACGGTTGCAGCGTGTAGGCCTCCTGCGACAAGATGCACAGGAAACAAACCGTGCACTTGCCCGACTCGGGAGTTGGACAGACTCGTTGGCAACCTTAGATCTTAAGGCGGCTAGCGATATGCTAACAACCGGGTTGGTTGAGGCTCTTATGCCCCCCGACTGGTTCAAGGTCCTTTGGGACCTTCGATCCGACTGGGGAACGTATAGGGATCTCGACGGCAACACCGCCGTGCTTCGGTACGGAAAATTCTCCTCTATGGGGAACGGGTTTACGTTCGAGCTAGAGACTCTCGTCTTCTATGCTTTGACGCTTGCCGTTTGCGGGAAAGGAAACCAACATCGCGTCTCTGTTTTCGGGGATGACATAATCTGTCCCCGCGAGCACGCCG